AGCGGAAAGGAGCCGTTCAAGCTGCAGGGTATCGAGTGCTCTGTGGGACTCTATGAGGTGCTGGGCAACGTGATCATCAACAGCGACGGCAGCACCGGCTGGGAGCCATGCCTTTGCCTCGACAGCAAGAACGAGGGAACCAGCGTCACGGCGAACTACACCCACACGGGCAAGTACCTGCCGAGCGACACGTCGGACGGCTGGAAGTACCCGCTCTACCCGACGTTCGCAGACGGCCTCATGTTCGGCAACAACACTGGTGGCTCCCAGTCAACCGGCATGTGCGACGGCGAGTACTGCCTAAAGACGGCTACCAGTGGGACAAGAGAGTGGCGGGGCGTTGGCAGCTTGGGCTACGGCGCTCACGCTGGCCTGTGGTGCGTGGACGGCAGCTACGGCCTGCCCATCGCCTACTGGGACATCGGCTCCCGGCTCTCTGCCCTTGGCCGTGGCCGCGCAGCGGCCTAGCGGGGTGAATTCGCGCTAGCGAAGAGGGGGCGCAAGCCCCCTCAGACCTTACACACATGGGGATTTGGGACGCACGGGGTCACATGTTTCTTGGTGGCAGGGCGTTGGCAACTTGAACAACGGCGCTAACGCTGGCCTGTGGTACGTGAACGGCAACAACGGCCTGACCAACGCCAACTGGAACATCGGCTCCCGGCTATCTGGCAAAACGGCTCTCTCTATCCCGTCCCATCTACCGCCCGCCCGCCGGAGGGCGCAGGCGGCACGCCCGCTCAACCGAGCGAAATTGCCTTAAAGACCACTGGGTTGGTAGCCAGCAGACGCGAAGACTCAGCAGACAACCAGAGAGAGGATTGGTCTTTGAAGTCGTACTGCAAGGGACTGGTCATGGACCGGGACCACATAGCGAAGGCCTACGAGATTTGGAGCAAGGCCGAGTCTGGAAGAAAGAACGCATGGCGCGTGCCCAAAGAGCACGGCAGCGTTGACGCGCTCATCGACGAGCTTGCGGAAGAGATCGAGGGCAGGTGCCTGAGGCTCAGGCCCATACGGCACCACCTGCACATAGAGCCGACCAACGGCAAGGAGCGAGACCTTGGCATAGAGAGCGTCAAGCAGCAGGTGCTCGAGTACTCGGTGCTGCTCGCGCTGTGGCCGATGTTCGACGCCAAGCGCGGCTACTGGCAGGTGGCTGGCGTGAAGGGCAAGGGACAGAAGGCATGCAAGCGCGGGTTGCGGAGGTGGGTGAACGAGACCAGGTACCACAACAAGTCCGACGTGTACCACTGCTACTACGAGGTCTCGCACAAGGCCATCAACGCGCTCATCGAGAAGTACGTGCGCTCGACAGACGTGCTCTACTGCCACTCCGTCATAATGCGCAGCTTCGACCCGGAGGGCACGGGCAAGGGCATCCTCATAGGCAGCAGGTACAGCCTCGAGCTTATGAACTTCGTGCTCTCGTTCGGGTACCACTACGTGGAATCGCTGCACAAGGTTCGTCGCGGGAAGCGCATACCCCTCGTCAAGCACCAGATATGGCACATGGATGACGTGCTGCTGCTGGGCAACGACAAGCGCGATCTCAAGAGGGCCATGCGCCTGCTCGACACGTATCTGCAGGAGAACTTCGGACTTCGGCTCAAGGCCTGGAAGGTCTCGCGGACTGGGGACATAGAGCCGCTTGACATGGGCGGCTTCGTCGTGAGGCGGGAGAGGTGCACCCTGCGTGCCCACCTGTTCAACAGCGCCAAGCGGGCATTCGCCCGGATCAGGAAGCGACGGACGCTTCGGCTCGCCCAGAGGGCTTGCAGCTACTGGGGTTGGCTCAGGAACGCAGACTGTGACGGCTTCATATCCGACAACAAGATCAACCTGCTATTCAGGATTGCGCGCAAGCTTGTATCTCGCGCGGGAAAGGCAAGGCACCAATGCATAGAAACGAAAGCGCTACCGAGCTGACAGCAGTGCTCGTCGAGCAGTGCGGCTCCGGGGCCAACGTGTGGCTCCGCAAGAACATCCACACCGAAGAGAGGGAGCTTGAGGGCGGAGAAACCCAGACCGTGTGGGTTGCCGACGAGGTGCACGGCACCCTCTCGTGGGTTCCCACCACACAGCAGGTCGAAGAGGACTTCGACGAGATGTGGGAGGCCTTCGAGCTCGAGGGCAAGACCGACCGCGAGCTTGTGATGCAGGCCCTTGAGGCTGCTGAGCTCGCCCAGGCACAGGCTGACTTCACGGCAATCATGACCGACACGGAGGTGGGTTAATCATGGCAGCTAGCATCGAGGAAAAGGCAAAGCGCTACTACGACAAGGGCCTTTGGACCAAGGAAGACCTAAAGAAGCTTGTGGCCGCTGGCAAGCTCTCGCAGGCGGCATACAAGCGCATCGCCGGCGAGCCCTACAAGGCATAGCCGACACGGACATGACCGCTACGAGGCCATCCGCAAGGGTGGCCTCCTTTCGTTAGGAGGCGGAAGCGATGGACGTTTCGGCTTTGGCCGCGTGGGCGGCACCGATACTCTCAACCATCATCGTCACGGCGGCAACGGCGTCAATCAACGCCAAGATAGCCAGCGGCGAGCGCAAGCGCGACGAGGCGAGGGTCGAGACCGAGCAGAAGCGCAAGGTGGAGGCCGCGTGGCGCGACAGCATGACCGAGCACATGCAGACGCAGGACAGGCAGATTGACCTGATGACCAAATCCCTGCAGAGCACCATGCGCGCCACGCTCATACACAACGCAGAGAAGTACTTCACCCGTGGGAGCATCACGCCAGAGGAACAGGACAGCTGGTGCGACATGCACGACCGATACTCTGCCATGGGCTTCAACGGCCTGATTGACACCTACCGGGACAAGATTGACAGCCTGCCGCACGTGACCATAGACCGGCTCATAAGGGAGGACAACATATGATCTACCTCTTGCCAGACAAGGTGTACGACGCCATCAAGTACATTGCCACCATCGTCATACCGGCACTGAGCGTGGCCTATGTTGGCTTTGCCGGGGTGTGGGGCTGGCCCTACGCGGACGAGGTAGCGCGCACCCTAGCCATCGTAGAGACGTTCCTGTGCTCGATCATGGGCATAAGCGCGCTTACGGCAGTGAAAGACCCTGACGCAACCTGCGTACTGCCCAAGCACAGCAATGGAGGTGCGTGATGGGCGTGCGGGAGGACATAGTAGCCTACTGCCGCGACGTGATTGGCTGCTCCTACGACTACGCGCCCAGCGGCGGCGTGGAAGGCAGAAGCTACAACTGCAGCTACCTCAGCACGTGCGCCTACGAGGCCGCAGGCCTCGACATACCGCACTGGCAGGGGCACCAGAACGGCGATGGCTCGCAAAGCGACTGGGTGCGCCGCAACGGGCACTGGACCGAAGACCCCGCAGAGCTGATGCCAGGAGACCTCGTATTCTTCGGCAGCTCGCCAGACAACACGAGCCACGTGGGCGTGAGCCTGGGCGGCTGGCTGATGATTGACAGCGTGCCAGGCGGGGGCGTGCAGGAGAGGGAGCTGTACGGCAGCTTTGTGGGCGGCGGCTGGCCGATGCCAAACCTGCCTGGCGGCAAGTCCTCGCCGCCAGAGGTGTTTGGCGGCACCAACATGCGCGTCTCTTTCCCCTTTGGCATCAACGTGCGCGCCGAGCCCTCGACCGACTCAGAGATCGTGTACACCTACGAGCCGGGGGCCACGGTTGTCATAGACGGCATGACGGTTGCCAACGGGTTCTGCTGGGGCAGCTACATTGGCGGCAGCTCTGGGATGCGACGCTACGTAGCACTTGGCGTCAGCAACCTTTCGGAGGTGAGCAGATGAGCGAAAAGGAGCACAAGGCGCCAGCGCGGCCAAGCGTGCACAGATCAAAGGACGATAGGCGCATCGTCTTCGAGGCGTTTGCGTGCACGTTCATCATCACCGCGTTTGTGGCACTGGGCGTTGCCCTGGTGCTTGGGCTGATCCAGGCTATCAAGATGGTGGTGGCATCGCTTGTGCTGGTGCAGTAGGGTCATGCGCCCAACTTTCCGCTAGTTGCCTGGTAGTTTCCACGCTCGACAAAACCGCAGGTAAACGGCTTGTTCTAAGCCCATTTAAGGCACCTTTTAGTTGCCAGTCGACTATTTACCCATGGTTTTTACGACTAGGATACGACTAGAAGAGGCCGACTTACGACTAGGATTTTGGTTTAGCTAAACCTCAGTCGGTGTTGAGTGATGGTCAGTGTTTGCTCACTGAACAAAGGCGGATGAACAAACAGGGGCGTTCACACGCGCACCAACGCGCACCAAACATACGGACAAACACGGACAAATACGGACAGTCACAGACAGAAATTCGCAGCTACGGACAGCTAGATGGGCATGTGTCGCGCCCTCTCAAGGCGGAGATCACGAGTTCGAATCTCGTACGGGCTACCAGAAAATATGCAGGTCAGGGATTCGTCCCTGACCTGCTTTGCTATACGTGCGCACCAATGCGCACCACGGGAGGTTTTAGGCCTTCGCGGCCTTCTGCATGCCCTCGCCCTTTTGCCTGCCGCCCTCCACGACAAAGAGCTTGCCCATGCGCTCCGCTGCCTCCATGTTGTCTGGCATGAGGTAGTTGCTATAGGCAACCCTCTCGCTGTGGCCGTGCATGGCCGCGTTGAGCGAGTCGGTGACGCCAACAGCCTGCATCATGGTCGTGTGGGTGTGCCGCATCTGCTTGAGGTGTATGAACGGGATGGCCGGCTCCTCGAGCATCACGCCACGGGACACGTGCGTTGCGGGGTTCCTGGGCATGTGCCTCGATTCCTTGTTCACTGGCTTCCACATGTTTGCCCATCGCCTTGACGCATTCTTTGGGGACACGTCGCACACTGGCTCGTCGGGATCGCGCCGCAGCTCCCAGAGACGTGACCCAAAAGGCTCCGACACGGCCACGATGCGCAGCTTCTTGTTCTTGGTGGTGAGCCTGCCGTCCTTGGCGGTGTTGGCGGCGTGCACGGCTATCTGGGTGACCTCTCGCCCACCAGGCACCGCTATGCGGCGCACATCCCTCCACCTGAGCGCAAGCGCTTCCTCGCGGCGCAGTCCAGCGCCGACCATGGCGAGCCAGCACGTCTCTATAGGCAGACACCGCAGGCGCTCCATGGCAAGCAGTATCGTAGGAACGTCCCACACGTCCTTTATGTTCTCGATCGCGGCAAAGGGGTCTGCCTCATCGTCAATGCCCGTGAAGTCCTTGTTGCCAACGTCTCCGGGCAGCTCGAACTTCGCGCTTGCGCATGGGTTCGCCGACAGCCTGCCCTCTCGCACCGCATGACTGAGCACGGCAGATAGCGCCTTCTTGCGCTCCTTCGCCATGGAGCGGGTCTTTGCCTTGAGAAGCACCGCCTGTATGTCGGCATGGGTGATGAGCGTTATGTCCCTGTCACCAAGCTCTGGTATCCAGGTGTTCGTCATCTCGGTTGTGTAGCGCTCTAGGGCGGCGTTGGTGATGCGCTTGCCACGGGTCACCTTGTAGGCATCCCACCAGCGTGAGAGCGTAAGCCCTTTGCCGAGGTTGGCATCCATGCCGAGCTTTGCCGCAAGCTCGAGCGCGACCCGCTCCGCCTCGGCATCGTCCTTGGCGAGCGCCCAGAGCGTGCGGCGCTTGCCGTCGTTTCTGTAGCCGCTCCTTACGATCACCTTGATTGTGCCATCTGCCATGATTCGCCGAGTGCCGAGCCTACGGCGTGGCGTTTTGTGAGAAGATGCCATGTGGCAACCTCCTTTTCTCTTTCTTGGTTGGGAGCCACGCCCTCACGTCTCTTTGGCCGGACACGTGGGGGCATTTCTCTCTATCTGCTTGATTAGCCTTGCTGAGCCAGCATCGTGCCAAGCTGCATGAGCAGCGGGCCAAGCCACGTCATGACGGTGACGGCGTTTGCGCCCAGCTCAAGGTACTTCCTGAGCTTGTCGGACACCGCAGCGGCATCGCCCCTCTGTGCCGATACGGCCAGCTCGCGTAGCAGCCTGCCAAGTTCGTCCCTGCATGATTTTGTGAGCCCGGAGTCCCTAGCTATTGCTTCCTCGGCATCGAAGAACACGGAGAGGTCGAGCCGCACCGATGCATTTGCGCTTGAGGTGGCGGTGACGGTTGTTGACTTTGAAGACGCCTCGCTCACATCTATGTAGCTGCTTATGGCGCCGACAAGGCCGTACCAATCCCTGTCCCTGGCGAGTGCAACGATGTTGCCGCCAATAACCGGCATCGCGGCGAAGGCGCCGACTATCTGCGCCGCAAGCGCCGCTTGCTGTCCCTCGTCAAGGGCGCCCTCTGCTGCGCTGGCGCACATGGCGAGCATGGACCTTGCATTACCTATGAGTACAGTCATTTATCACCTCCATACGGGGTCGTGGATATCCCGAGCTTTGCCTTTACCATCTCGACCGCCACCAGTACCGCCGTCTGCTTGATGACCTCCATGGTGGTGGAGCCTACTGCATCGGCCACCACCTTCTTTGTCTTCGCCCACACCGAGCCATCCCTGATGGCGTCAAGGTAGTCAGTGCCATCCCATGTGAGTCCTTCGATGGTTCCTCCCGTCACCTCGTGTCCCCATGCGTAGGACACCTCAGCGTCAAGAAGCCCATGGGCCACCATTAGTTCGACGTGGTATGCCACAAGAGCCAACGGATATCGCTCGTCCCTGCTGGCTATCACGTCAAGGTCAAATGGCTCGTCGGCCTTTTCCGTCTCGATCAGGATGTGCCTGACCAAATCCATGTCACGTTTCACCTGTCACCTCCTAGTTGGTCCTAGTTGGTCCTAGTTGGTCCCATTACTTGTCTCATTAGGACTGGAACTTGAGACAGAAACGAATTGCTAGTTACGTGGGACTACTCTTGCTCCTGCTCGCTCTTGCGCAAATAGAAGTTGGCGAAGACCATCCCATCGTCATCTGATGTGGTCATATCAACGAGTATGTCCGAATCAACCAGGAACACCTCAAAGTCGACTGTACCGACGTTACCAAACTTGTTGCCGTTCACCAGCAGGCGCTTTGCCGGATAGTCCTCGACGCCACTGTAAAGAGTCTTTGTGTCCTCTCCGACAGACACGGAACCGCTGAATGGTACGCCATTTATGTCAAATGAGAAGTTGCTATCTGGCGTTATAACGGCATACGAACCGCCAAAGTCCTGCGTATTCTCAGTCATTGCCTCGTAGGTGCCGGTGATGCCGTGCTTTATATCAACGCGGTAAACGACATAGTTTGTAAGCTCGTCCACGATCTGCTCAGGCTGAGGCTCTTCTTCCGTCTCAGCCGCTTCCTCTTTCACTTCCTCAACCTCTTTGGCGTCATCATCCTTCTTGCGCGGCCTTGTGCAGCTAAACAAGGCAAGCGCGGCGCCAGCTATCAACAATCCTCTTCTCGTGATCTGCATTGTCGTGCTCCTTCCTAGTCCTTCATACTCTTTTAATGCTGGTCATTCTCGAAGACCATTCTTGCCATCTCTTCAAGGGGTACGCCAAGTGCATCAGCGATTGCCTTAGCTTTGCCTAACGTCGGCTCCTTTGCTCTCCCATTGAGAAGAGCGTGAACTGTTGATCTAGGAGAGCCAATCCTTCTAGCCAGCTCTGCAGGGGACACGTCTTGCTTCTCTAGGTAGTAGGCGAGCACCTTTGCGTATTCCATCGCTTCTCCATCCGTTCAAAAATCTGTACGTACAAAGTATTGCACTGTTCGATATTTTGTACAATACTAAGCGTGTACAAAGTTTTGAACGCAAAGGAGCAGACATGGTCTCGTTGCAACAGTTCGTCAATGACTATGTGGATGGTCACAACACAACGAAAGAAGCGCTTGCGAAAGAGGCTGGTATTGGTCGCACTTCTTTCTTCTCAAAGATTCGCGGAACCAGCGAGTTCACTTTGAGCGAGGCCTACCGACTTTCAAGCATTCTTGGCTGCACGATTGATGATCTGCACGCCATGCAAGTAGTGGCCTAGATGCCGTTCCTTGTCCTCACGCTCCTAGCCATCGCCATCATCTCGTATCGGATCGGCAGCGGCATAGGGAGCTAGCACTACCCCAAACGGACCTGCGGGACGGCATGTGCTTCCCCCACCCGTCTTTGTTTTGACTCCTGTTTCGACGTTTCCAGTGCTCTTGCTTTGCTCGCACATGCCGTCCCGCAGGTCCGTTTGGGTCGCACGACCGTACCTTGAGAAACGAATAGGCTTTGCGGAGGGTGGCAGAATGGAGCCCTTATATGGTCATCACGATTGACATAACGCCCGAAGAGTTGACGTTGGTGAGCACCATGACTAAGAAGGCAGAGATTGACGACGTGGCGCAGAGAATTGTAGAGCGGTTCTTAATCGCCACGCCATCAAAGGAAGCTAGTCAGCCTGTCTGACCCACTCGTGGTATTTGCGCAGCTCATAGCGAGACACGGCCATGGCTACGACGGCTGCGAAGGTTGAGGCGTCATTCTCGTCTTCGCGTGCTGACTCTGCGGCTGCCTCGATGATCTTGGTTCGCTCGTTGCAGCACTCGTCACTTGCAAGCAGTTCCTCAAACTCCCGGAAGTCTTTCATTTGCATCACCTCCTTTCTGGCACAAGCATAGCGCCATCCTCCACACAGCCTATTCATCCTCGTTCTTTGACAACCGTATCCGGCGCACGTCATGAGGGCTTGCCAGCGCACGCAACGGCTGGCCGGCTGACCGCTTGACGTGTGGGTTAACTACTCGAATGCAAGGAGGTAAGAAGGATGGGAGCCACATACAGCAGAGAAGACGTGATGCAGGCGCTGGTTGCGGCACTTCGCTACGGTGATGACATTGGGATAGCGGCCATGCACGGCTGCACTGGCCGTAGAGACTTCGATCTCACCGGCATCTCGTATCTTCACCCAGGAGCAGGCATTTTAGTGTGCATGTCGCAGGCTGCTGCCGACCTGCTGCTAGATGCCCATATCACCAATTGGAACATGCCACCTAACGAGCTTTCAAGATACGGCAGGGAGCAATGCAACCTCATCACGTTCAACCATAGGGAGGTGATAAACCATGATGACCAAGAGCCAGCTCAAGAAGATTAGGCGCCACAAGGCAATTGTGAAGCGCCACAACGTCCGCACCAACAACGACAAGTACAACCCGCCACTGTTTGCGGTGGGCCGTTCGCGCAGCTATCGGCTGTACAACATCTAGCAAAGGGCCCTCTGGTGGGCCAACACCAGAGGGCCACGGCATGAGATAGGAAGTAGCATGCCAACCTCAATTATACCTCAAGAGGAAGACGTGAACCAAGGCCTGATGGAGCACTATGCGGCTGTACTCGCAGACTTCAAGTGCCGCATGCCGCTCAGGAAGGCAGAAGAGGCGTACAACCTCGAGAACGGCGAGCTGAGAGCCGCTATAGACAACGGCCTGATTAGGTACTACCCAGCAGGCAAGACCCAGTACCGGGTAGGCCCCATGCAGGTTGCGGAGTACATCGAGAAGCACCGCACGCTACAAAAGGAACCACTCGCCGGCTGACCCCATGCACGGCCCATCGCCGTCCTCCTTTCCGGCTAGCCGCACCGCCATAGGGCCAAATATGGCTGTGCCGTGATAAGGGATACGGGAAAAAGAGACTTCTTGGCTTTACCTGCCACATGGGCTTGTTCATGTGTGTATACACCGCCCCTGTGGGCTGTGCATGGGCGATGGCCTTTTACCCAACCCAGAAAGAGAAGAGCAAGAAATGACAGCATCACAGAGAATGCGCTATCAGCGCCGGGCACGGCGCGTGGCCGAGGAACGCAGGGAGAGGGCCGAGCTGATCTACGGCATACTCACCCTGCTCTTTGCCCTTGCGGCCTTTGCCATTGCGGGAACCTCCGACTACGAGGACGAGGTTAGGCAGATCAGTCGCTGGGAGGACCGCGGCGTCACCGTGGCTAGGTGGTAGGGGTGGTTATGCATAACTGCAAACAATGCGTCTATCTCAGGCGCACCTCGCCATTGCAGAGGTTCCTGCGCTGCGACTACTGGGCATCGCCAGACATTGAGGGCGCAACGAAGTACGTGCCAAAGGGGTGGCGCACCCATGAGTACGCGGTGCTTCACTGCCACGTGCAGCCTGACGCGCCTGCCTGCCGCGCCTTCGAGCCAGTTTGGAGCAAGGATGCAGCAGCTTAGCATCCCGGACGATATCTATGTGCCGCTGGCGCAGATCGAGCAGGGAGAGGCCGAGGCCGCAAGCACGATGGGCGCAAGGCTCGCCAATCTGCTGGACTGGCTCATAGACACCCACCACTGCGGCAGAGACGTTATCCCCTATGCGGAGCGGCTTTGCCGTGAGTTTGGCCGCGTGGAGGCTGAGGACAGGGTTAAGGGCCTGCTTGCGCTCTGCGACCCTGACGGTGATTGGAGTCTTGCCGATGCCGACTACATGGGCATCTACGACCACGCCATCACCGACCATCACGTTATCTGGGACCGGGCATGGGCAATACGCATGCTGGTGCCCAGGGAGCTGGTGCCCAAGGTCTGGAAGTGCGGCTATGGGGCTACGCCCAAGTTCTTTGATTCGGAGGGCTCGTTGCTCTTCGAGAGCATCTACACGAAGGATGGCAGATGCCTGAGCCGAGAAGTGCGCAGGCGGCTGCTGGAAGAAAGGGAGAAAGGAGAGCAATGCTAAGGCACATCTCAGACCTGCCGATAACAAATAGCGCGTTCAAGCCGTCATACGTCGAGAAAGACCTGAGAGTGTTTGCGCGCAACAAGACCTACAACATTGCAGAGGTGATCATAGAGGGCCATGACGGCAGGCACATTGTCGATTGCCTCAGAAATGCTATCAAGCGTGACCCAGAAAAGTACAAGGGCATCTCTGCCGTTCGACGCAATGGCAGAGCCTTCCTGGTGCGTAACTTAGAGAGGTAGAGGCATGACCATTGAGGAAGTAGCAGAGTTTGCCAGGCTCGTAAGCCAGCAGCTCGAGAATAATGCGCCATGGCGCATTCCTGACCAAGACGGGAACGTGATTGACACCATCACCAAGCGAGAGCTTCTGGCCATGACGATGGGGCTTAACGCCATCAGTGTCTTTTCCACCATGGAGACGCCCAAGCTACTGAACGAGTACACCATTGGCGATCTGGCCGAGACGGCCAAGCGTCTCATGGATAGCTATGCCAACTCGCTTGGTGTGTTTGGGCTGCTGCAGCCGCAGGGGCCAGTGCCAGAGGGCGAGGGTGAGGGTGATGGCAAGGAAGCCTAAGCCGCTCACGCTCGCCGAGCAGGCCAAGCTTGACGAGCTGCGCGAGGAAGCCAAGAAAGACCCGCTGGACTGGTTCAGGCACGACAACAACGCCCACTCAGACGAGGGCATGCGACTCATCATAGCCGAGCACGGCATGGGGGCCTACGGCCTCTACTGGTGCCTCATGGAGCTGCTTGCGGCCCGCAGGGGCCACCTGTACGACGTGAGCACGGAGCTTGGCTGGCAGTTTCTTGCCAGGGACATGTCCCCCGGCGTCGAGATGATGGGCGTTGACGAGTGCAAGCGGTTCATAGCCATGCTTGCCGAGCACGGCAAGATTGACCGCGAGTGCTTTGAGGAATCCGGCCACATCATATCTGAGCGCATATGCAGAAACGCTGCGGAGCGCAACGAAAGCACGGCTCAGAACAAGTTTAAGGGCTGGCGCTCTGGCCGTGTGAGACGCGGGGAGGGTGAATGACTGGTACGTAAAAGGAACCGTGCTCAAGTACGGTTCCTTTAGTTTTCCGAACAGAAGTCGGTAAAGGACACGGTAAATGAATCCGAACGATTATATAAGATTAGATAAGATTAGATTAGATAAGAAAGGGGGTGCAGGGGGAAATGTTGAAAACACCCCGCGCCTCTCTGCAAAGCTGTGGCCTGCCCCCACGATCTGGGGCGAGCACGGAGCCATAGTCGCTGCCTCTGGCAATCCCCTACGCCCCATGGGGGCGATTAGATGAGCCTAGACCTAGACGGCACCCTCGAGTGCCTAAGCGACCTTGTGCGCTGCTACTCACGCATGCGCAACTTCACCGCCGAGCACATCACCAAGGCTTTGCTAGCGAGCCGCACGCTGCGGGAGGCCGGGTACAGGCCCGAGCAGAACGGCACGCTTGACCTGCGGCAGGCAAGGGCGGCAGTGAAGGTGATGCACCACTGGATTGGAGCCGAAATTGCCCATTAACCACGTCACCCTTGAGGGACACCTGACCAGAGACCCCGATATGAAGGTCACCCCAAACGCCAAAGTCGTTGTGTCGTTTGGCATCGCACAGAACCACAAGAGCGGAGACAAGGAATACACGCACTACTTCGAGTGCTTCAAGTACTGCTCGTCCGATAAGCAAGAGACATTCTTCATGGGCCTGCAGAAGGGCCAGCTCGTGGTGATAGACGGCGAGCTTAGGTACAGCTCGTGGATCACCAACGGCCAGAAGAGAGGCAAGGTCGAGGTGCTTGTGCGTGAGATCAGGCCGTACCCGCCACGGGACGGCCAGCAGGCGCCTGTGCCACATTCGGTGCCGCAGGCGCCCATCCCTACCGCTTCCGTGCCGCCTGCGCCGCCTGCAGAAGTCTATGACGAAGATATCCCGTTTTAGGAGGGCACATGAATGACACAGAACAGGTCATGGGGTGCCTGGTGCTTGTGGCATGCGGGCTTGTGTCCCTTGCCGTGTGCGTGATGATCGCCAAGAACTACGGGATAGCGACTGGGCTCTTCTCGTTCCTCATGATGCTGGCTTTTCTGATGCTCTGGGTTGCCTACGAGGTGTGGGAGCAGAGCAGGGAGGATGACTGATGGCATTTGTAGTTACAACGCGAGCCATAAACACAAAACTCGACACGGGAGCCAAGCTGCCGCATCGTGCCCATGCCACGGATGCGGGGGCCGACGTGTTCTGCCGTGCAGGCTTCACCATTGCCGCCCGTGGCTCTGCCATCGTCCGCACTGGCGTGCACGTGGAGCTTACACCGCACACGGCAGGCGTGCTCATGAGCAAGAGCGGCCTCTACATCAACCACGACATAGTGAGCACTGGCCTCATAGATGAGGGCTTTACGGGAGAAATCGTCGTCAAGCTCACCAACCTTGGGGACCACGCCTATCACTTTGACGCTGGGGACAAGGTATCGCAGCTCGTGGTGATGCCCGTGCTGTACCCGTCCTTTATGCAGGTAAGCGAGATTAGCGGCGGCGAGCGCGGCGATGCAGGTTATGGGAGCACAGGGGCCTAGAGAGGGAGTGATGGCTGTGAAGTTCAAAAAAACGGAAACTGTGACACTTCAAATCACCTCGGATTGCATGCAAAGGCATTTAGCCAGGACAGTTGGGGACATTGTCGCATCCACTAAAAGTGCCTTAGCTGCCATATTTATTGGAGCGGACACGCTAGACCGCGACCTACAGCTACAGGAGATAGCAGCAAGACTGAGTACGCAGCTGTATGACCAGATTGGCGAACTTGCAGACGACCCCGTTGAGCTGCAGGCGATTACAGGGATGGTTGCCACCAACTTGGCTACCACGTTCCTTGAGAGGGAGGAATACTACCAGTTTCTGCTCGACATAGATGGGATTGACCATGAAGGTTGACGGCTTCTGCATCTACTGCGGCGAAGAGGTGCTTTTGCGCGAGACCAAGCAGACGATCAGCGGCCTTCCCGTGCTGCAGTGCTCGAACTGCGGCTTCAAGGCAGACCACTTCTTCTGGTTTGACTCCGAGAAGTACGCAAACATGAAGGTGCAGTGGTGCCCCAACTGCAGGCTTCACATCCTTGGGGTGGTAGGCAGTGAGTAAGTCAAAGGAAGAGCGAGTGCACGAGCTCGTGTACAGCACCGACAGCAGGGAGGAACTGGGAGAGCGCATCTACGAGCTTGAGTCGCTTCTGTACAAGTACATCCCCATGGTTGCGTTTGCCTGTGGCAGCGAGACGTGCCCGTATTGGAACGAATGCAACAACATGGTCACCTGCAGGGCATACGAGGACGCCACCTTGAGGATGCGAGCCCTTGGGATGGAGGTGAGTGACGGTGAGTGACGGTAAGTACGTGGTCCTTTGGTCCTCCTACCCGTTCCTTGGCTATCACGGTGGCCGCTACGCAACCAACTGGTTCTTCCTGTTCCTGCTCAAGTTCCTCTGGGCAAAGAGCATCTACCCGATCGTGGACGTGGAGTACCGCGACCATGACCGTATGGACCGCATAGCCAGGGAGGCGCGTGACTGATGGAGTACATCGTAGACTGTGCCATCGTCCCCCATCCCACCGACCCGGAGCGCTCGCTTGTGCTCCCCGTGAGCATAGCCAGCCATGTGCACGAGCGCCTTATCAGGTGCCGCGATTGCGACTGGTGCATAGAGTACGAGGACTATGCGCCAGCCGCTGGGCTGTGCAAGCTCAAGCGCATGGCGCTATGGTCGCTTAACGAGTTCTGCAGCAGGGCCGTGCCGAAGGGGGGTGATTCCTAGTGCGTGTGTTATGCGCCTGCGAGGAATCGCAGGCTGTGACGGTGCTTTTGCGCCGGGGGGGGGTCGAAGCCTACTCGTGCGATCTTGTGCCAACGTCTGGCAAGCACCCGGAGTGGCACATACAGGCGGATGCGTTGGAGGTGATCAAGATGCAGTGGGACATGGTTCTGGCCTTCCCGCCATGTACGCACATAGCCGTCAGCGGCGCTAGGTGGTTTGAGAAGAAGCGCCGAGACGGAAGGCAGTACATGGGCATCGGGCTGTTTCTGGCGTTTACTGCGCTTGACCACGTGCCAATGGTCGCCATCGAGAACCCAATCGGCATCATGAGCGAAATCTACCGCAAGCCCGACCAGATCATACAGCCCTGGATGTTTGGCCATCCAGAGACAAAGGCGACATGTCTTTGGCTCAAGGGCTTGCCAAAGCTCGTTCCAACCAAAGACGTGAGAGCCGAGATGGATGCCCTGGCGCCAACGGAGCGCAACCGAATACACCACATGCCGCCTGGACCAGAGCGAGGGAAGCTACGCAGTAAGACATACCCGGGAATTGCCAAGGCCATGGCTACCCAATGGGGAGGTGTTACGCGATGACATTGCCAGAGGTCGACCTGCGGCACAACAGGAACGGGGTGCCATTCGTGCGCATCTCGCTGGGCGTCAACAAGGTAACCGGCAAGCGCATACAACGCTACAAGGAGTTCCCTGGCATGACCGACGATGAGGCACGCCTTGCCGCCGAGGCATGGGAGGCCGACGTTAGGCGCAGCTATGTGGGTGGAGTGAGCGACAGGCTTGGAGACCAGATAGAGCGCTACATCTCGTACATGGAGATTGATGGCAGGAGCTACAACACCGTTGCATCGTATAGAACCTATGCAAACTACTGCAAGCCCATAGAGCGCACGAGGGTGCGCGACGTGACGCCCACCATGCTCAACGACCTGTTCACGATGCTTCTCACCGAGGGGCCGCACGGCACGCCCCTGGCGCACACGACGGTGTACGGCTTCAAGATGTTTTTGCAGGGTGCCTATAGGCACTTCAAGAAGATAGGGCTGGTTGTGGATAACCCGGTAAGGGACAGCATGAAGATAATTGTCGACAGCCCGGAAGGCGTTGCCCTTGACGAGGAAGCGCTAAGGAAGCTGAACGAGTGGGTTGAGCGGCACCTAGACGAGGTGCCCACCACCACAAGCGGAGTCATGACGCGCAACGTTGCCTTTGCCATATACCTCGCCCTCTACACGGGGGCGAGGGTTGGCGAGGTGTGCGCCCTGCGCCGCTGCGACATACGCACCATGCAAAGGACCGTGAACATAAACGGTACCGTGGTGTTCACGAACAAGGGGCTTGTGCGCCAGAACAAGACCAAGGGCAAGAAGAGCAGGAACGTCACCGTGCTCGAGCGCAACATCAAGCGGATAAACGAGCACATCAGGTGGCAGGACGGCTACCTTGCAAGCCACAACTCGAAGACGCCCATCATCACCTGCAACGGCAAGCACATGACGCCTTCCCTCATCTCGCACAGGTTCACGGCGCTATGCCGAGAGCTTGGGCTTGATCCTGCCTATCACTTCCACACGCTGCGCCATACGCATGCCACGTGGCTTCTGCAGGGAGGGTGCGACATGAGGACCATACAGGAGCGGCTTGGGCACTCGAGGGTGGATATCACGCTGAGGCTCTACAGCCACGTGATGCCGGGCCGTGACGCACAGGCGGCAGAGGGCTTTGGTGCCGTCATGGACGGCATAACCGGCTAGTTCGGGGTGTGCAATAGGTGTGCAATGGCGCTTTTGGGCGTGACCTGCAGGCGTTGGAAAAACAGCAGGTAGACGCCAGAAAAGCTAGAAAAGACAAGGTTTTCAGTCCTATAAGGTTTAGTTGTTTTAACGGACGGTGGGGTGAGGGCGTTTGGCCGCGCTTGATTGGTTCGAGAGCATCAAGCAATTGCAGAAGAGCATCAATGAGCTACGCGATCAGGTGGAGTCTGCCTACGCCGCCGCTGGTCCCCACGGCCAGCAGATGGGAAGCATCGGCGGCGGTGGTGGTCGGCGTGACGCCCTTGCTGGTGTAGACAGCGTGATTGACTCGGGGGCCGCAGCCAGACTTGGCCAGGCACAAGCGGAACTCATCGAGCTGCTAGATCAGGCCACCGACGTGCTCTATGGCAGAAGCGGAAGCGGTGGCGTGGCCAAGGCCATAGGCCATGACGAGGCAGACATACTCTGCTTCCACTACCTGCAGGGCGAGGCGTGGTCGAGCATAGCCAAGCGCTACGACCCTGACACCACCAACCTGACCATGTGGTGCAAGTACCGCGCCCACTGGACCTGCAGGCAAATAGATCGGCTGGGGATGGATGCCCTGGCAGACTCGTGAGAAGGAGATAGGAAGATGATAGAAGCTAGCGACCTCTGGCAAATGTACAAAGAAGCGATAAATAACTATGCCTACGGCACAGAAAAGATGAAGATTCTACGGCTGTGTGCAATCTCGCTGATTGCGATTGTTCAAAGACTAGACAAGGTGCTCGAATCATTGCGTGAGGCCCATCATGGCAACTAAGGCTGAGGTAGAGCAGTGGAAGGGCATACTGTGTGTGACCCACGCGCACACAAGCAACCGCCTACAGCGTCTCAGCCAGACGCTCGATGATCGCCCGCACCGTCGTGCCCTCCACCGCAGCGGTGCGGCTGATCGCCTGCCATGCAGCCTCCGACACCACCGTGTGCAGGTCGTGCTCCTCGCCCTCATCGGGGATGCCGAACTCGGACTCGTACTCGTCAGCGTCCAGATGGGCCTCCGCCCAGGCGCGCGCGTCGTCGTAAGCGAGAGGCTCTATCGTGTCCACGGGGTCGTACTCGCCGGCCACGCGGTGCGCGAAGTACTCGCCCGTCCTCTTGCAGTAGAGCGTGGCGTTGCGGTAGTCCCTGCCGGTCCATCCGTTCGACCAGTACCCGACCTCGCGTGCCTTCTCGGTGTCGTACAGCTTCCCCTTTATTACCTTGCGCATGTCCGTTCCCTCTCGTCCGTGGATGGTGCGGGGAGCTTGGCCCGTCCCCGCTCGGGCTGTTGGATGTGGCTAGCAGGTGCCGAGGATCTCGTCAAGCAGGTTCGCGCTGCCCTCGCTCAGGGCGTCGGCGTCCACCACCCACGCCTTCGCCCCGCTGTCCCAGCATGCGGAGAACTGGGACTTGAGGAAGTCCTTGTGGTCGTAGGTCTTGCCGGAGAGGATGATCTTGTTGGCATTGCGCGTTGCCCTGACGCTGCCGTCCGCGACCTTGGCGGTGAGCGAGTTGACGTTGTTGTGGAATCCGGTCATCTTGGGTGCCTCCCTGTGTTGGCGTTGACTTTGTACATACTCAATATACAACCGTTGGATGTGTTTGTACATACTCGATATTTGAGTTTGTACCAACTCCACACTTTGCGCATAAACCATATGACTAGTCAAACATGTGCGCGTACGCCATGCGCGCCAGGAATCGAGGTGAATTAGATGGCGCAAAGATCAGCGTTTTTAAACGCATCTCGTATGCTCAATGACTCAACTACATTGGCAATGCTTGAGAACGAGAACGCACAGCTGCGGAAGCTGGTGCGGGGCATGTACAAAAGCATGGATGTAAGCTGCCAGTTCGGACTTGCGATTCCTGCTAGCACGATGGCACACGTCAAGAATCGAGCGATAGGGCTGGGAGTGGAGGTGGACCGATGAGCGCTGAAAACGACCTAGCATTTGCCTACCACATGGGCTATGACGATGCCCTCGCAAAGCGCAAGCCCGACGCAAGTCAGACGCAAATCCTAGCGTCTGATGACCTCTCCGACGAGAACGCCAAGCTGCGGGAAGAGATAGAGGCGGCAAAGCACGACCTATCACTATTTAGCAGCGAGCTAGTTGCTTCCAAGCTTGAGAACGCAAAGCTGCGAGAGCTGTGCGCGGACCTGTACGAGTTTGCCATGGACGAGTATCCAGACGGCGCGGAGCTGAACTTCGCCAACCGCATGCGTGAGCTTGGTTATGTATCGCATGAGCGAACTGGGGATAGAGGACGGTGAATGATGTGGAGGATCGCGAAGTGCTCGCAGTGTGGCCGAGAGGTACCAGAGGATGAGTGCCCGACATACGCGGTACGACACTTGGACGATGGGCACATAGAATCATTGGCAATCTTCGATAAATGCTACTGGGAAATGATACGGCCTAAGAAGTTTTGGGAACCAGGAAGTGTATTCCAAACAAGAGTACCAACAGAGGACTTGCAATCTGTTTAGCTCTCTGGCAAAATTGATAGCGTGTTGATTTGTGAACAAGCCCCTACGTAGACGAGACGTGGGGGCTTTTCTTATGCGGAGGCTCCATGGCCAAGGCTAACCCACGCTACGCCAACGGAAACACGCGGAGAAAGATTAGGAAGCGCTGGGCCGCGATCGGTGCACCGTGTGCCCTGTGCGGCAAGCCCATCGACTACAGCCTAGGCTTTGTATTCGACATGCGTACAGGTAAGAAGCGCATGCATCCCATGGCGTTCGTGGTAGATGAGATCGTGCCGGTGAGCAAAGGCGGTGACCCGCTGGACTTCACCAACACACAGCCGACCCACTGGATATGCAACGCCCGCAAGGGAGACGGCACACGGCTGCAGCGTGGGCACACGGCTGCGCTGCCGCTGCCACAGCCGTGGGAACTGTGACACAACACTAACCGACTTTGCACTTTGTGACACAGAGCACTTTTTGACACTTTGCGCCCGGTTCCCGCGCGGTGCCGTGGGTGGCGCGTCGCGCACGCGCCATGGGGGTGGGGTACCACCCCCGAAGGGGCCAGCCGGCGCACCTCTGCGGCTAGAGCTTACACACCAAATCTCGAAATCCACATCTAGGAGGCGAACGATGGCCAGAACGAAATCGAGGGTACGCGATGACTATGCATCGCTCGAATCCGCATGGAGCGAGGGCGGCGAGCTCGCCGTAACCGCGATGGCCGTAAAGAAGTACGCGCAGGTCATTGACGTAACCGAGTCTGGGCGCGACATGAAGCCTCTCATCTCGGGCATGTTCGAGGCCATAGACAGGCTCAAGGCCCTGCGCGCCCAGACCGAAGATGTCGAGCTATCGCCGCTCTTTAAGATCGTGGAAGAGGCCAGAAGTGCCTAGTCGTGTGGGCAACCAGGCGCCAACGTACTCGTGGTGCGCAAGCTACACGCGCACCGAGGGCCGCTTTGCCGTGGCAACCGCCGAGGCATACGGCCTGCCGCCACATCCATGGCAGCGGCTCATCCTGGATGACTGGCTTGCGCTGGATGACGATGGGCACCTGTTGAACGCCCTGTGCGTGCTGCCGGTGCCCAGGCAGAACGGCAAGACTGGCGTGTGTGACCCACGGGAGACGTGGGGGCTTGTCTACAGGGGCGAGCAGATATTGCATACGGCTCAGGAGTACCAGACGGCAAAGAAGGCGTTCGACCGATTGCGTGAGAAGTTTGGTGCCTGCAAGAACGACCCAATGGCTAGGTACCCCGAGTTAAACGCCATGGTCAAGCGCTACACCACCAGCGCAAACCAGATGGTGCTCGACCTTACGAACGGCGCCCACATCGAGTTTCGTACTCGTGGCAACAACTCGGACATGGGACGAGGCGGCACGTTTGATCTTGTGGTGATTGACGAGGCACAGAGCTACACAGACGCACAGGACGCGGCCCTCTCGCCTCTTAACTCCGCAGCGCCCAGCGGGAGCCCTCAGACCATCCTCATGGGGACCGTGCCGGAGCCAACGGCTGTGCACAAGGGAGAGAAGTTTGCCACCATCCGCAAGGACTTGCACAACAACCCCTACACAGGTGGATGCATCCACGAGTGGGGCGCCACCGAGATTGGCAACGTGTACGACAAGGAGCGATGGTACGAGTTCAACCCGTCTCTTGGCTACCAGCTCTTGGAGTCGGCACTTGAGAAGGACGTGAGAACCATGTCACCCGAGACGTTCGCACGCGAGCATCTTGGGTGGTGGCCGAAGGTTGTTGGTGCCGAGACGGTTATAAACGCGACCGACTGGAACGCCTGCAAGAACGAGAACCCCACCAAGGAAGGGCTTGTTGTCTATGCCGTCAAGTTCTCGCCAGACGGCAAGACTGGCGTGCTAGCGGTTTGCCACAGGCCAGAGAACGACAAGCCCTTTGTGTATGTGGCTAAGTCGCTCGCCCTGTCAGATGGCATCGGATGGTTCGTGGATACCATTGGCGAGAACTGGCGCAAGGCCGCTGAGATCGTCATAGACGGCCAGAGCAACGCGCAGGCACTGCATGACAGACTCGTGTCCAATGGTGTGCCCTTCAAGCGCATTGTCAGACCGAAGGCGGGAGACGTGACGGCTGCTAACAGCCTTCTGCTCAATGCGACGAGGGAGCGCAACATAACGCACTTTGGGCAGCAGGCGCTGGACGCAAGCGCGACCATGACCGAGCGGAGACGCATAGGTAACAACGGCGGCTGGGGCTTCAAGTCAACCGAGAAGGCAGACGCAACGCTCATAGAGGCTGCGGCGCTGGCCTACTGGGGGGCCATGACAACCAAGCGAAAGCCAGGAAGAAGGGCGGTAGTCAGATGATTACGCTATCGGGTAAAATCGCTGCCGCCGAGGGCTTGCGCAGCGAGGATGCAACTCTTGTATATAAGCTTGTGAAGGAGTGGCACGACCACTACGAGCGGAACCAGTTGCGCCACGCCTACTACATCATGCGAAACAGGCTGGTTGACCTTGGCATCTCGATACCGCCAAGCCTCAAGAACCTCAACGCTGCGTGCGGATGGGGCAAAAAGTGCGTCGACGTGATGGTTGAGCACAGCAAGTTTGACGGTTACACGGCCCACGATGCCGACACCCAGGCAACGCTAGACCGCATCACGCGCAGGAACCGCATGCGCACGCTCTACAGGAGGGCAACCACCAGCGCGCTCGAGCAGTGCTTCAACCTGTACTTTGTCTGCAAGGACGATGAGGGAAGGGCGAGGGTCAGCGCCTATCCCGCTAGCGTCTGCGGCTGCACCTGGGACGATGCCAACGATTGTCTAGAGGCCGCGCTGTTCGTCGTGTCGATGCGCAAGGACACGACCACCAGGCAGTACGAGCCCGACTGGGTGAACGTGGTCACCCACGACCACCTCATCAGGATAAGGGTGGACGAGCGCGGCAGATGGGTTGCCGAGTACGAGAAGCACGGGCTAGAGCACCTTCCCGTGTTCCTCGCGGCCTACGAGCCAACGCTTGAGCGGCCCTTTGGCACCTCGCGCATAACGAGGGAGGTCATGGGCTACATAGACAGCGCCGTGAGGGCCAACGTAAACGAAGAGATTGCCGCAGCGTTCGCGGCCTCTGCCCAGAAGTACCTGCTGGGAACCGATGGAGACCCGTTTGAGAACGTGAGCAGGTGGGACTCCTACATTGGCAGCATCTTCAACATCGACCAGACCGAGGATGGCGTCATACCCCAGTTTGGGCAGCTCCCGCAGCCGTCGATGGAACCGCTCAACGTGCACTGGCGGATGCTCTGCGGGCGCATGAGCGCCGCAACGGGCATCCATGTGAGCCAGTTTGGGCAGGTGCACGACAACCCTGCGAGTGGCGAGGCCATCTACGCGGAGAACGAGCCGCTTATCCTCAAGGTGAAGGACTGGAACGAGGACGTAAAGGACGTGCTCACAGACGTTGCGATAGCGCTGCTGGCAACCGAGCAGGGCACCACGTTTGACGCCATAGACTCTCTCGACCTTGGGATCGTTGCGAACATGCCCAACCCGGCCATGCCGACCCTCGCGCAGCAGACCGACAGCTCCGTGAAGATCGCCTCTGCCGTGCCTGGCTTTGCGAACACCAAGGCCTTCTGGATTATGAACGGATTCACCAACGACGAGGCGGACAGCATCATGAGCCAGCTACAGGACGTGGAGACCAGGCAGGCGTCAAACGCCATCGTAAGCCGCCTCTTCGGTGGCGGGATGAGTGGGGGCAGCGCAGATGGAGATACCCAGTAGCCACATCAAGAACTACAGCGCAGCCGTAAACGAGACGGTTGAGAGGATCCAGAACGAGCTAAGAGCACAGCTTAGGCTCATCGACTACTCGAAGCCCATAGACGAGGTTCGCAATGAGGTCATAGCGATAATGGATGCCTACTGCGATGCCGCGTCTATTGTCGGAGCACGCCTGTCCGCCGAGTTCTACGCCAACACACGGAATGCGGCAACAGGAGGCTATTACATACCGTCGCTGCAGACGGGAAGAGACCCGCGCGACACCGAGAATGCCGTGAGGGCATTCATAGAAACGCTCATTGAGGGCGAAGAGGACGCGGAAGAAGAGTTTGAAAACCTTCTGGTGGAGCGCGTTGAGCTTGAGGCCAAATGGTCGATTGCGCGCAACACCATTGATAACGTCCGCATCGACCCCCTGAAACCGCGATTTGCGAGGGTACCGCAGGGAGAGAAGACGTGTGACTTCTGCATCATGCTTGCCAGTCGCGGCCCCGTGTACCTCACCGAGGAAAGCGCCGGTGCCTTCACGTCTTTTCATAACCACTGTGACTGTAAGGTGGTTCCCTTCTTTGACGAGAAGACCACAGTCGCGGGATATGACCCTGCAGCGTATTACGAGCAGTACCAAGAGCTCATGAAAAACCCGACCTTTGCGGCCCGCATGCAGAGAGCTTCGGCACGCGCACAGGAGCGGGCAAAGGAACGAAAGAAGCTAGGCAAGTAGAGACCAAGGCCCTGCAAAGGGCCTTTCTCATACAGAAACCCCGCACGGGGAAGCCAGCCAGTAAGCGCGCCGCATGGCGCATAAGATGCCCTGTACAGGGCGGAAAGCAGGTGCCTCATGGCAGAACAGATTATCGACCAGGACGAGCCGCAGGGCAACGAGGGCGGTAAAGAGCAGGAGACCGACTACAAGAGCCTCTACGAGCAGATGAAGGCCGAATCGCGCAAGTGGGAAGGCCGTGCCAAGGCCAACAAGGAGAAGGCGGACAAGTGGGATGCGGCATCAGGCGGCAATGAGTCCGTCGAAGAGCGCATCGCAAAGCTCGAGTCAGAGAACCAAGCCATGAGGGACGCAAAAGAGCGGCACGATCTTGTGACAAAGGTTGCTGCCGCCACAAAGCTTGAGTATGACGTTGTGGCCAGCCTGAACGGAACCGACGAGGAAACGCTTACCAAGCAGGCCCAGGCGATAGCCGGTCTCAAGCCCAAGGGTGCGCCCAACGCACCAGAGGCGGGAAAGTTCCCGCGCGCAGACAATGCCAAGGACGATGACAAGCGCAAGTTTGTTCGTCAGCTCTTTGGTGAGGAATAACAAGCAAGGAGGCTAGAAATGCCCAACGCTCTCAACACCTCTCAGATCGTACTGCCTAAGTCCGTCGTGCCCGTCATTGGTACGAAGATGAAGGACACTTCCACCATCGCCGCGCTCTCTCCCGCAGAGCCCGCCATCTTTGCCGACAAGACCTACCTTGTCTTCAACGGCTCTTCCGAGGCTGAGGTCGTGGCTGAGGGTGCCGCCAAGGGCTCTTATGTCGACAGTCCCGGCACCATCGTTGCAAAGACCACGACCATTCAGACCACCACGCGCGTGAGCAACCAGCTACAGTGGGCCGACGAGGACAACCGCCTCGAGATCCTCGACGCTATTCAGGAAGACCAGGCAAAGGCCCTTGGCCGCGCACTCGATTACATCGTCTACCACGCGGTGAACCCCAAGACCGGCGCCGCAATCAGCAACTACACCGCGCTCTCTGCCGAGAGCACCGTCAACAAGGTTGCCCTTGGTGCCGCTACCGGCTCTGCGACCGATGCCCAGTTTGTCGCATCCTTTGACAAGCTCGTTGAAAAGGTGAACGACACCTACGAGATCAACGGCATCGCCATGTCCAAGAAGTATGCCAACGCCCTGCGCAAGATTCGCGTGCAGAGCACCATGGTGCGCCTCTATCCCGACATTCCGCTCAACCTGCAGGTTGGCAACCTCGAGGGCGTTGATGCTGCCGTCTCCAACACCGTCAACGGCGCACTGGTGGCCAACGCCACCAGCCCGGTTACCTATGGCACGGACATTCTCGCCATCCTTGGTGACTTCAACCTCATTCGCTGGGGCCTTGTGCGTGACATAAGGGCAGAGGTCATTCCCTACGGTGACCCCGACAACCAGGGCGACCTGAAGCGCTACAACCAGATCGCCTACCGCACCGAGGCAGTGCTGGCACATGCCGTCATTGACCCCGCCGCCTTCGCCATCCTCTATGGCGTAGCTACTCTCTCCTAGGAGGTATGAGCCATGGCCTTTGCGACGTATCAGGACATAGAGGCCAGATGGCGCACCCTCACCGCAGACGAGCAGGCGGTGGCTACCACGCTGCTTGACGATGCGAGCAACGTTCTCGAGAGCCTTGTAGAGATTGACGAGAGCGACGAGAAGCAGGCGGCAAACCTCAAGCAGGTCTGCTGCTCAATGGTCATTCGCTCCATGGTGGCGAGCGCTTCCAGCGCCTTTGGCGTTGACGAGCTGAGCGCCACCATGGGGCCGTTTGGCCGGACCATGCACTACTCGAACCCAAACGGGGACATTTACCTCACCAAGTTTGAGAAGCGCCTGCTTGGCATCAGCGGCGGCAGGGGGCGCATCCTGTACCCAGGCTATGGTCCCATCGACGATGGGGGCGGTGATTGGGTTGCTTAGCTTCCCCATGCCGTTTACTTCTGTTCCGTGCTCGATCTGGCTCGCACACGAGGGCGAGCCAGACGCATGGAACAACAGGGGCATAGAGTACGCCACCGAGGCCGACATTGAGACCACCTGCTGCTACGCCCCCGGCTCGAGCAAACCGGACACGGCAGACGATATCGAGGACGGCAGGCCGCACGGAGCCACGGCAACCATGACGTTCTTCCTTCCGAAGACAGTAGTTGCCGACCTGCGGGATGCCCTCATATCCTGCCAGCCACCAGACGATGCGGCACTCTCTGGCCGCAGGTTCAAGGTGGTTGGCGAGCCCTACAGCTATCCACGGGCCAACACGCCCGGGGACTACAGCTGGATGGTGGAGGGGGTGGAGTACCTTGGCTAGAGAGGGCTTTGTGCCGAACTCGGCAGGTTACGCAGCCGTGCTCAACGGTGACGATGCCTTTGAAGCCTGTGACTCTGCAGGAGCCAGAGTCTGCGGTAGCGCCAACGCAGCTGGTCATGGCGAGTACACGTATGACACCATCCGGGGACAGACACGCATACACACTCGCGTGAAGACGGCAGACACCTCAACCTACTACAAGGAACGACACACCCATGCCCTGCGCAACGCAGTAGGCCGATAAAGGAGAGTGGTCTGGATGAACGTGATAGACCTCGTGGTTGGGTTGCTCGAGGACGCCCTTGTTGTGCCGATATGCACCGACATTCCGAGGGACAGGCCACCGAGGATGGTGCTCGTGAGTCTTGATGGCGACTCATCCTCGGAGTTTTTGCTTACGCCAAGGGTCGCGCTTACCTGCTGGGGAACGTCTGACAGGGACGCCCACGAGGGTGCGCTGTCTGCCGTGCAGGCACTGCAGGACGCGGCCCTCGATCATCCGTACCTCAGTGACGTGGACCTTGAGACCATGAGCCGCGACGAGTGGTCGCGCACAGGACAGGGGCGCTATCTGGCAATCCTCAACCTAACAATCAACGTGGACGATTAGGAGGCAACATGAGCTTTGTTGCTAACAACAAGCAGAACGTCAGCACCGTGCGCGGCGTGAAAGACGGCTACCTCTTCCGCGCGCCCATCGGGACGGCTGGCGCACCCACAAAGGCGAACTTCACCACGTGGGCGCAGAACGTCCCGAACGGCTGGGACAACCTGGGCTACATCCCAGAGGGTGGCTTCACCGAGACGGCAGACCTTGGCTCCGGCGAGCCAATCCGCGACATCAACCTAGACAAGCTGGACGAGACTGACGCGGCTCCCACCGAGAGCGTCACCGTTGGCCTCATGGAGATGGCGAAGAACCCGCTCGCCGCGCAGTACGGCAGCGCCAACGTGACCGACGATAACGGCGTCATCGAGGTAAAGCACAACTGGGGCAACGCTGGCGAGCACTGCCAGTACGTCTTCCTGCTACTGCTCAAGAATGGCCGCATCTGGGTCAAGTACATCCCCGACGGCAAGGTCACCGCGCTCAATGACTTCACGGGCAACAAGACAACCGTGGCCCAGCGCGAGATCACCGTGTCGTACAACACCGATGCCGATGGCACCGGCTGCTACGACTGGATTCAGAGCAACGAGACGCCCGCGCCGCAGCTCACCGCGCTCACGCTCACTGGCGGCACCCTCTCGCCGACCTTCGCGGCTGCAACGCGCGAGTACACCGCAACCGCAACGGGCACGAGCGTCACGCCCACAGCCACAGCCGCCAGCGGCAAGACCGTGGCAATCAAGTGCGGAGAGAACAGCTATGCCAGCGGTGACGCCATCCCCATCGTTACTGGCACCAACAAGATTGTTGTTACCGTCACCGACGATGCGACGGGAACCAAGGGAACCTACACCATCACCGTCACCAAGTCGTAGGCCTCACTGGCACAAACGCAAGGCAACCGAGACGCCCCGAGTGCTTGACCGCTTGGGGCGTCTTTCCAAAGGAGGACGAATGCGCACCATCGAGTTTCGTGGACATACCGTCGAGTACGACGAGACCTGCATCAAGAGCTGGAAGTGGCAGAAGGCTCTTGCATCGGGCAATGACGCCAAGGGCATTGCCGCCATCGAACGACTCTTCATGGGTAAGGACGAGGAAGTTGCCGACCTGATTGGCGATGACCTCAACACCATGGGTGAGCTGATCGCTGCCATCGCTGCAGAGAACCGCACGGCAAAAAACTAGCGTTCCTCGCCCATGCGGCGAGACACTACCCAGACGAGCTGCTTGCGGACTTCCAGGAGTCCTACGACCTCAATCTCTGGGAGATGGGGCTTGACGGTGATACGGACATTACGCCCGTCGAGGTGCGCCGTGCCGCTGCCCTTGCCTATCAGCTCCCAGCGGACAGCAGGGTTAAGAGGGCCATTGCACCGGAGGCATCGCACAGCACCACCGTGCAGCTCCTGCGGGAGATAGAGCACAACCAACGCCTATGGCACTGGGCGCACACAAAAGAAGCATCTAACGACGAGACGCAGCCACCACGCATCGACCTGCCCGGCGAGGCGAAGGCCTACGAGATGGCCGTCGAGAGTGCCGAGAAGCAGGCTCTGGCCACCGCTGATCTGCTTGGGATAAAGCTTTAGGGAGGTGACTGAATGGCAGAGCTAGGCAGCTACTACATCACAATCATGCCCTCGATGAAGGGGTTCACCAATGAGGTAAAGAGCCAGCTTGGAGACCTTGGCACGTCTGGCGGCAAGGACTACAGCACGGGATTCATGAACGTGCTCAAGGGCAGCGCCATAGGCACCGTCGTGGGCAACCTTGCCAGCAAGGTAGGCGGGGCCCTTGTAGACGGCCTTGGGACTGGCATCAAGAGGCTCGACACGCTGCAGAACTTCCCGAAGGTCATGGAGGGCCTTGGCTACAGCACGCAGGAGGCTGACAGGTCCATCAGCCTCATCATGGACCATTTGGATGGCCTGCCTACCGCCACGCAGGACATGGTTACGCTCACGCAGGCCATCTCCGACTCGACAGGTGATCTCGACCTAGCCACACGTGCTGCTCTTGGCTTCAACGACATGATGCTTGCCAACGGCGCGAGCAGCGCCGAGATGGCGCAGGCACAGGGCGTGCTAAACAGGATACTTGGCAAGGGCAGCGCCACCGTTGCGCAGTGGCAATCGCTCACATCCGTCATGCCCGCCCAGCTTGGGCAGGTGGCACGCCACATGCTTGGTGCTGGCGCCAGCACCGAAGACCTGCACAAGGCGCTCGAGGAAGGCACCGTGAGCTGGCAGGACTTCCTGCAGGCAGTGGTGGAGCTGGACGAGACCGGCGAGGGCGCAATGGACTCGTTCTACCAGCAGGCCATCAACAACAGCAAGGGCATCGGCACGGCGCTAGAGAACATCCCAAACCGCATTGGCGCTGGATGGGCGAAGATTCTTGATGCCATTGGTCAGGAGGAAATCAGCGGCACCATAGACAAGATGAGCTATGGCATAAGGGACGCCATGTACCGCGCCGCCGATGGCGTTGCGTACCTCAAGGAGCAGATCGTCAACAGCAGCATTGGCGAGAACCTTGGGAAGATTGGCGAGGGCGTAAGCCAGGCGTTCCAGAAGATAAGCGACGCGGCAGGCGAAAAGCTCAAGCCCGTGGCTGACGGCATCGTGTACCTCATAGACAACGGCCTGCAGTGGTTCGTGGACAACAGCGACACCTTCTCGACCATAGGTGACATTATTGGCACGGCCTTCGATATCATCTGCACCTCGATAGAGAAGCTTGCGCCGGTTGCACAATGGCTGTGGGAGGAAATACTGCAGCCGCTTGGCGAGTTCCTTGGCGGCATTTTCGTCGAAGCGCTCAACTTGGCGAAGGACGGCCTGCAGCAGTTCCTAGACACCATAGAGCAGGCCGACTTCACCGCCTTTGTCGAAACGCTGCAGAGCGCCAAGGACACCATAGTCGAGTTCTTCACGGGAATTGCCGAGACCGTCACAACCTGGTACGAGAACATAAATCAGGGGCTTACTGACGCAGGCCTCAAGTTTGACGAGTTCAAGCAGAACGTTGGCAATGCCGTCGAGGGAGTCAAGCAGTTCTTTGCCGACCTAAAGGCCGACTTCGACAACACCATCAACCAGATCAAGCAGAACCTGGCCGACAACGCGGAGCAGTGGAAGCAGTTCAAGACGAACGTCTCCAACGCTATGACCGAGCTAAAGACCAAGCTGACGGAGATCTGGAACAACATCAAGACCACCATCACCAACGAGTGGAACAACATCAAGTCAACCACCACCAGTGTCATGAGCAACATCCAAAGCGACGTGACGAACAAGTGGAACGAGATCAAGACGAACATCACCAATGCCGTCAACTCCGCGAAGCAGGCCATAAGCAGCGGCTTCGAGGAAGCGAAAAGCGCCGCGACCAGCAAGTTTCAGGAGATTGCCAACGGCATCCAGAGCAAGATGCAGTGGGCGCACGACCAGGTGTCGAACATCATCAGCAACATCAAGGGGCTGTTCAACTTCTCGTGGAGCCTGCCGAGGCCGAAGATTCCGCAGATCGGCGTGAGCTGGCGCAACATAGGTGGCATCGTAAGCATCCCGACCTTCTACTTCGCAGGATGGGCCGCAAAGGGCGGCGTCTTTGACTCCGCAACCATCATCGGCATCGGCGAGGCTGGACGAGAGGCCGCGCTGCCGCTCAACAGGAAGACCTACGGAGAGATAGCGCGCGGCATATCCGACGAGATGGGCGGCAGCGGTGCCGCCATCACCATCACCGGCAACACGTTCGTCATACGCGAGGAAGCCGACATAGACCGCATTGCCGAGGCATTGGCACGCAAGACGAGGCGAGAGACGGGGGCCATGGCATGAGAAGGACGCAGGTGACCTTTGACGGCTGTGAGCTCACGAGCCTTTTTGCCGTGTCCGACCTGCAGGCGCCGCTCTTGCCGCGCACGCTCGACAGCATGGCCGTGCCCGGCCACGATGGGAGCCTGCTCGCCGGGGTGCGGCTTGCGCCGAGGTCCATAAAGCTCAGGCTCACCGTGCTAGACAAAACGATAGAGGGGAGGCAGGCGGCATCGCGCATGCTTGCCTCCATCCTTGCCGTGAGCGAGCCCAAGCCGCTGGCGCTGAGCATCGACGAGGGGCTTTGGTACCTCGCCATGCCCAACGCCACCGCCAAGGGTGACCGCTACCGCAACGCCATCACCTACGACGTGGAGTTTGTGGCAAACGACCCGGTTGCATACGGTGCCCAGAAGGTGGTCACCGTGCCATCGGGCGGCTCCGTGACCTTCAACGTTGGGGGCACGTACCACACCATGCCGCTGGTGTCGGCGCCTGCCGCAGCCAACGGCACAGGCGGCTTCTGGCGGCTGCGGCTTGACGATGGCAGCTACCTGCTCGCCACCGTGCCCGGCGGCGTGTCTACCGCATCGGTCGTGGCCGACTGCGAGAGGCGCACGCTCAAGGTGGGCGGCGCCACGGCGCTGCTTGTTCCCGCAGCCGACTGGCTGGTGCTTGAGCCCGGCGAACGCACGCTTCAGATGACCGGCACCGGGGCCGCGACCGTCACGTACTACGAGAGGTGGGTGTAGTGGCCGACATACGCATCATGGTCTTTGACCGCCTCGACACGTACCTCTTCGACATAGACCCCACGCAGGTCATGGACGCCACCTATGTGGACGCCATCAACGGCGAGCACAGCGTGACCATCACCACGGCGCAGGAGCTGAGCAAGACCGACCGCCTGGTGATACGCGACCGCATGGGCGTGTGGCACGAGTACGTGGTGTACGGCATCGAGGAAACGCACGATGCCAGGGAGTACTACTGCATATGGTCGCTGCAGTACGACCTCATGGGCACGTTCATAGACAACCAGTACGGGTGCGGCATCGTGCCGGGCCACGCATCGGTGCCGCAGACGCCACGCAAGGCGCTCGAGTGCGCTCTTGAGGGCACCACGCGCTGGGCGATAGGCACCATCACCGTGACCACCGCAGCCGCTGCGAGCTTCTATCGTCGCAGCGGCTGGGAGGGCATCAAGACCGTGCTCGAGATGTGGGGCGGCGAGCTATCCGCCACCATCACCGTTGGCCAGGAGGGCGTCATTGGCCGTGCCGTGAACCTGCTCACGCACGTGGGCACCGCCAACGCCACGCGGCGCTTTGACTACGGCCACGACGTGACCGAGATAAAGCGCACCGTGGACGATGAGGTGTGGCCGTGCCGCATCGTGCCGCTTGGCAAGTCGCAGGCCACCGAGAACGGCGGCTACACCAGGCGCCCCGACATAGCCGAGGTGAACGGCGGCGTCAAGTGGCTGCAGGACGATGAGGTTGTGCCCTACACGCGCATCCCCGCGCCCAACGGCACGTGGGAGTACCCCACCGTGATCATAGAGAACAACACCTACGAGGAACCCGCCGACATAAAGGCGTGGGCATTGGAGCACATCAGCGAGTACACCCGGCCCAAGGTGTCCTACGAGGCGAGCGTGGTCCAGCTCACACAGGCCGGAATGAACCCGCACGGCGTGGCGCTTGGTGACAACGTTGCCGTTGTGGACAGGACGTTCTGCGAGGGCGGGCTGCGCATCACCGCGCGCGTGGTGAAGGTCGTGGGCAACCTGCTCGACGCCTCTGACACGAAGCTCACCATCGGCAACGCCCTGGAATCTCTGAGCGCGAGCTTTGGCGGCATGAGCCGGCGCATCAGCGAGGTGTCCGACGTGCTTGCCAACTCTCAGCAGTACATGTCAACTGCCGAGTACGTGAGCAACCTCATCGGGCGCATCAACGGCGAGGCCAACGCCACGGGGGGCTACACCTACATCACCGAGGGCGAGGGCATGCGGACCTACGACAGGCCCGTGAGCGACCCGCTGGTTGGCGCCGAGGCCACGCAGGTGGTGGAGATCAAGGGCGGCAACATACGCATAGCCAACAGCCGAACCGCAGCCGGTGACTGGGACTGGAAGACGGTGCTTGTGTCCGGGCACATCGCGGCAGAGCTGATAACTGCCGTGCGCATCGTCTCGGGCATGATAGGCAACGTGTCGGGCAGCTACTGGGACCTGGACCAGAACGAGCTGGTGATAGCGAGCGGGGCCACGATTGGGGACCGCAGCGTGTCCGACGTGCTGGATGACGTGGACGCAACCATATCGGGCGTGGACGTTGAGTTTGCCAGCAACCAGGACAGGACCACCGCGCCGCAGACCGGGTGGAGCACCACGGCGCCCGCCTGGCAGAGCGGGTGGTACATCTGGCAGCGCACCGCCACCACGACGCCAGAGGGCGTGACCTACAGCGCGCCGACCTGCATCTCTGGCAGAGACGGCGATGGCGTGACCGTTACGAGCATAGAGTACGGCACCAGCCAGTCAGCCGCCACCGCGCCGCAGACGTGGAGCACCACCGCGCCCACCTCCATAGCGCAGGGGCTGTGGCTTTGGGTGAGGACCAACTACAACAACGGTGACAGCACCGTGACCAAGAGCTACATAGGCACTGACGGTAGCGACGGCGCATCGGTCTACGTGCAGAGCAGCACCAAGTCTGGCGGCACCACCACCGTCGTGCTCAGCGACGGCACCACCTCGACCACGCTTACCATCGTCGACGGCGAGGACGGGGACGATGGCACCAACGGACTCAACGGCTACGTGCACGTGGCGTGGGCCAACAGTGCGGACGGCTCGACCGACTTCTCGACCAGCGTGAGCGCTGGCAAGACCTACATTGGCGTCTACACCGACAACACGCAGGCCGACAGCCAGACCTACAGCGACTACTCGTGGAGCCTCATCAAGGGCGCGGACGGCACGGACGGCGAGGATGGCATAGGCATCACTTCCGTCGTGGAAGAGTACTACCTCTCAAGCTCGAACACCACGCAGACCGGCGGCTCGTGGAGCACCGACCAGCCCGTGTGGCAGAGCGGCTACTACATCTGGACCCGCAGCAAGATCACGTGGGACACCACGCCAGCCACCACCACGACCACGACGCCCGTTCTGGCAAAGGCCATCAACGGCGCCAACGCCACGGCGAAGCAGGCGTCAGACGATGCGAGCGACGCGGCGAAGACGGCCACCAACTACCTCACGTACTCGTCAAGCTCCGGCCTCACGGTTGGCTACAGCGGGACCAGCGCAAAGACGAGAATCAACGGCAGCGGCGTCACCGTGTACAACGGCAGCGGCACCGACGTGGCGAGCTTCGGCAGCACCGTGAGGATCGGCCAGTCTGGCGGCGAGAGGATTACCGTCAGCTCATCGAGCATCGACATGTACAACTCGAGCAACGAGAGCATGGCTTCCATCGGAAGCAGCTCAATCAGGCTTGGCAAGTCGAGCGCCCAGAGGGCTGCGTTGAGCACGACAAGCTTCGACCTGTATGACTCAAACAACGTGAGCTACGCATCGCTTGGCAGCACGTTCAGGCTGGGCAAGTCAAACGGCGCCCACTTGAGCATGAGTAGTTCGTCATTCAGCTTCTACAACTCAAGCAACACCGCGATAGCCACCTTCTCGACATACGGAAGCTACGGAAAGCTCGACACCTACCAGGTCGACTGCACCTCTCTAAACGCAGGTTCGGTTAACGTAACCAGCGGCATGAGGGTTGGCGCAGCCAGCTACGGTGACAGCTTTACAGTGCTGGCCGTTGGCACCAATACCGTCTCCTTCTCGAATTCCACCGTTGCTACGCTTTTCACTGGGACGTATGTCAAGAACTACATCGTTGGAAGCGGCGTTGCGTACGACAAGCTAGCCGTGTTCATCAGCAACGGCGACTACAACGCCTACTCGGGATGGATCGTCGGCAGCGTAGACGAGAGCTGCAACGTCAGGGCGCACGTCGCCTCTGCCTACACGGGCACTGTCCGATGCGACTACATCATCGTGAGGCTCGCATAGCGAGCGGGTAAGGAGGTGCCATGGCACTAGAGAGGCCAGTGAGGATGGAGGACGGTACGGTGCTCCGTCACCATGAGGTTGACTACATCTACCAATACGTCGGCAAGCTGACCACCATAGAGGTCACGTCTTGGGAGACCGCCGAGAAGCTGCCTGACGGACTCATACGGACCACACGCCTCGAGCGCGACTACACGGACGGCATGACCGAGGCGGGGGCCTACGAGGTGGTTGCCGCGAGCCCGGAGTTCGCCGAGTGGGTTGACCCATCGCAGGAGGCGCTGGACGCGCTCATACCAACGCTCACCGACGAGCAGGCCGAGGTGATACCGCAGGTCTGGCCGGGCTGGGACGTGGGGGTTGCCTACGCCATGGGTGACCGCGTGCGCTGGGATACGGTGCTCTGGCGCTGCCTGCAGGCCCACACCTCGCAGGAGGGGTGGGAGCCTGACCGGGCCGTGTCCCTCTGGGTGCGCACCACGCCAGAGGGGACCATACCCGAGTGGGTGCAGCCCACGGGGGCGCACGACGCCTACGCGGCTGGTGACAGGGTGAGGCACAAGGGCTCCGTGTGGGCGTCAGAGGTCGACGCCAACGTGTGGGAGCCGGGGGTGTACGGATGGCGTGCCGAGTAGCGGTGGGAGGTGAACCACTTGAACCAGTACAACCTCAATCTTGACCTTGACAAGGGGCCGCTCCGCTCGCTTGGCAGCGACTACGGGGGCGTGACCCTTAGGCAGGGTGACCGGCAGGGGTGCGTGATCGCGGCGGACCTCTACGACCATGGCGTGAGATTCACGACGGCGGGCCTCACGGCCTTTTTTGTTATGGAGCTGCCTGACCACGCGCACTACTACTGCGCGGGGTGCACCTACAGCGAGGGCACGGTGAGCGTCACCGTGGACGAGCGGTACGCGGCCAGCGTGCCCGGCAAGACGGTGGGCTACTTCGAGCTGAGGCAGGGCGATACCGTCATAGCCTCCACCCGCTCGTTCGGCGTGACCGTATTGGAGGACGCGCGCGAGGGCCACACGGCTGGCGAGAGCTACGACAGCCGCATAGACGACCTGATAGCCGCTCTGACAGCCGCGCTTGCGGCTGCGCAGGCCGCGACGGCGGACGCCACGAGCGCGGCCACGAGCGCGACCAGCGCGGCATCAAGCGCTACGAGCGCGGCCACGTCCGCCACGTCTGCCGCATCGAGCGCGAACAGCGCGGCCACGAGCGCCACGAGCGCCGCCACGAGCGCGACCAATGCCGCGAGCGCGGCCACCACGGCAACGAGCAACGCAAACGCGGCCGCCACTGCTGCGCAGACGGCCACGACCAACGCCAACGCGGCCACCACGGCTGCGCAGACGGCCACGACCAACGCCAACACCGCCACGGCTGCGGCGCAGGACGCCACGAGGCGCGCCGACGAGGCGGCGGCACGCATGGGATACAACGCATACTTGGACTTCCACGAGGTTGAAGGCAAGCGCTACCTCTCCGTGGTAGTGCCGCAGGAATAAGGAGATGAGTTAATGCCTACAGGCGAATACACACACGTAGCGACCGAGGAAACCTTGCAGCGCATCGCCGGGAGCCTCGAGAGCATCGCTAACCAGAAGAAGCTCGTCTGGGATGACGAGAACGGCTACTACAGCAACCAGTCCATCAAGGAGATGCTTGACTCGTACTGCAACGGACTCGCCTATGGCGTGAGCATCCCCAAGGGAAGCGCCACGGCGTGCACCAAGTTCGGCGCCAACTCCGGCATTGCCGTGCCCACGCCCGGCTACGTTGGCGTCCCCGCCATCGACCCCTACACGATGCTGGGGCCGTTCGTGCACTTCGACGTCAACGGCTACGTCGAGGCTGACGGCACGCCACACGTGACCGCCATCGACGGC